ATTCTATATATTTGTACCATCGTTCAAACATTATTAATTAAAACTGAAAATCATGAGAGTACAAATTTCAACTACAGCAACACAAACAGTAAAGTCTAACACTTCAAGACTTTCTTTCCTAAACATCGAAGACATCAAATTTCAAATGTCTGTTTTAAAACTAGGAATTGCTTACCACGACACAATGTCTTTTAACGCTAGATCAAATAAGGTTTATGACTTTCACACTTCTAAGCGTGATCTATACATGTCTGTTCATGGATGGTTACAAATGACAGATGTTTACCAGGAAGATTTAACCTTAAACCAATAAGCCATAACTAATTAATTTAAACTAAAATAAAAATGACAAATTCAAACTATTTCACAGCCTTCAACAGATTCGATAGACAAACAACATTTAACCCAATGATGATGTCTTTCATCCAAACTACGATCAACAAAATAAGTAACGGAGGCTTCAGAGCAAGTGACCTGGTAAATTCTCTTTACGGTATCTATGACGGTTACTACTACACAAATTTAAGATCAGAGGCCAATCGTCTATACTCACACGATATTATGATCCTTCGAGATCTACATGCAATTGCAGACACCTTGGACTCGATAATTGCGAGAGCATAAGATTACTGATGAGCCTGTGAGATCCAGGCGAAACATCCTTCGGGATGTCTAATCGAAAATTAATTTAAACTAAAACCGATGTTAACATTAAGAAAATTCTACCAGGAAAATTACCCAACAGATGATATGGGATCTAAAATCAACTTAACAACTTTTGTATGCTTAATGGATTGCTTACATAGAGGAGGTAACGTGTACATCATCATTGGTGTAGAAGACAGTCTAATTAGAGAGAGATTATTTCAACACCTTGCCGACATGTTAGGCACCAACTACAACTATGTTTACAATTTATGGATGCAGGTAGATAAAGAATTATACCAGGCAATCTGATGAGATCTTTATGATCGAAACGCTGCGAAGCGTCATTGTCAAATAATTTAAAATAAATAAAATGTCAAAATCAAAATTAAAATTAGTACTAATCGCAACAGTAGTTGGAATAGCAATTACTTTCTTAGGACTAGCATTGCTATCCGCTATGGATCTTATTGAGAGACAATCTGATCTAATGAACCTTACAAACTTTAATTAATTAATAAATAATCTAAACTGAAAATCATGTTAAACAAAATTCAATCAATCGTAATCAATAGCCTTTTAGGATCTTTATTCACACTATGGGCACTAACATTTACAATGCTAGTCTTTCACCTGGTAACAGAAGGTGTAGATCCTAACGCAAGTTTTGGATACCTGGGATAAACAAACTGATGAGCCTGTGAGATCCAGGCGAAACGCTCTGCGGAGCGTCTTTGTATAACTAAAAAAACTATTACAATGCAAACTGAAATTCAAAAATTACAAGCGATCATGAAATTACAAAACGCTCTTAACAGTCATGATTGGCATTATCAAAGATCTGAGGATCCTGGAGTATATCGAAGAGGTACAGCACAGCGTAACGAGTTAAACATTCTTATGACTGCTATAGGTAATAAAGATCTTGCTCTCTCTCTATACAATAAGGCATGTCCTTGGGTTGAGAATGAAGAGGAGGTCACCCCAAATCGTTACAGCCTAGAAGAACAGGCCCAGGAATTACTTGATGCAGGAGACTCACACGATGCTGCCGAAGGTAAAGGAATGATGAGAGTAATTGACGAGATTATGAGCATCATTGATTTGGATGAACCAAAGGATGAATTGTTAGACATGATCTACTTCACTTTAAAATACAATTCATAATGGCTGTAATCACATCAAAAAAACTAGCAGAAATCCAGGATCAAATTATAGATCTTGGTTGGGAGGCCCAAAGAATGTCATCCTCAGGACTAGAAACGTACAACAAACTTTGCAAAACATTTAAAATAGAACCAATAAAAATCACATATAATGAAGACTCGTTTTAATATTATCAGACAAAAAGTAACTACAAGAGGCGGAGGTATAGAGATCTGCCTAGAAAACCAAGGTTACCCAGGAGAAAAAATGACAGCCTACCAAAACTATTTAGGAGGCGGGATACTAGGAAGGATCGGAAACGATTGTACTATAACAGATTGGCAGCAGGATGATTTCCTGGTAGATCTTGCAGACAGTTTAGCAAAGATCATGCACAGGATGACAGCACCAATTTATTTACAAGGTGAAGAACTAGAGCAAACATTTGAACAAAATCAATCTATGCCAATAAGTGCATACTAAAATCTAAACTATGGCTATAACTAATGAAATATTTGAACACTACAGATCTCAACAGAGAAAGGTAGCAAAAGCAAAAGATCTTTTAAAAGATGAAGGGTATATAGTTTATCTGAAACCTACAAAAAAGAAAAAGCAAACTGATGAGCCTGTGTAACTCAGGCGAAACGAGGGAGAAATGTTTTGAACGACTCCATGATTTTTGGCTCCCTCGTCTTTGTATAATAATAAAAACTGAAACAATGAAAAAAAATTTTTGTGATTGCTGCGAGCAAGAGATAGATCAAGATCTAGATTTTTATCAATACGACCGTAACGATGAGATCCTATGTGAAGAATGCTATTACGAGGCTTTTAATCGCTCTACTGTAATTCAGACATGGTCACCCCAAGATCAGGAGACAAAAAAATATTATTACCCGCATGAAATAGGGAAGGCATTCAATACATACTACGAAGAAATTTATTCTGATGATGATGAGGATCACCAACCTGTAAAAGATTGCAAATGGGTAAATTCAAATGCATGGAGAGGTTATATGGACGTTGAATTCAAGGAAGGATGGAAAGATATAGAAAGCGGATGGACTACAGGATATTGGGAAGATGTTTCCTGGAAGCATAAGTTTAACGATTTAGTCCATGAAATTATAGGAGAAAACTCTGAATGCCCTGTAGCAGTATCAATCGTATCAAGTATAACAAGCAATGTATTTTCTCAGGCCACTTCTATTTTAGTAAGATCTAAAGACGAAGAAACATTTTTAGATTGGCTTGAAAACGAATATGGAATGACAAGAGAACAATTAAAAACATCACTAAAATAATGGAAAAACAAGAAGTATTTTACAGCATAACCAAAGCGGTTATCTACGGACAATTAATGTTAGAGGCATTTGATGATCTTAAAGACACAAAGATTTTTAAACACTCATTAAAACATAAAGTAAAGCAGGCAGAACTTGAATTGGAAAAGGAGATTGAGAAGTACGTCAACAAGTTTGCTGAGAATGATGAGGAGTTTTTTATGAATATTCAAAATCATATTGATGCCTTGGTAACAAAACTATCTACCCTTGGAGTAGAGGAAATTCCTTTAGTCAATAAGATCATAGATGAATACCTCAACGATAAGGATCATTGGAAAGATAATCTAGTATTACAATTTAAAAAATTAAACGATTAATTATGTCAAGCAATATAAAAATGGGAAAGTTTTTGGAGAGAAACATTTTAGATACCATCTCCAGGAAATATAAATACGAACCGAACAGATCTTTAATCTATCTAAACGAAGTTGAAAAGCAATTAGAACAGGTCAAAGAACTAGTCTTAGAAACTAAAGGCTATATGGATAATGTTATATCTATAAGAGAGAAACAAGACTTAAGAAATCAAGAGAACTTTAACTTTAAAAAATAATTTATCATGTCATTTAGAAAAGCCGATCAAGAATTAAAAGAACAATTAAGATTGTTATACCCTGGAGCAAGCGAAGACTTTATATCTACCTTATTCCATAACATAAGAGGTAAACAGGATTTATTTGGTCACCCCCAGGTGAACGATGATTCAATTTCGGATATAAATTATTTTGGTATGTCAGACTAAATTGTTAATTTAGCCCTGTCAGACGATAATTTACACTGAAAAAAAAAACTACTATTATGAACGAACGTAAAATAAAAGAGTTGCAAAAGCAATTCAATTACCAAGAGATTCAAGACCTCATCAATTCAGGAGAGGCATGGAAAATAGGTGGAGAAACCACAAAAAAGTGTAAGAAAGCATTACGAAGCGGGGCATGTCACCTACCATACCATTCAATTAAGATAAATATTTTTGTAACAGTACCCTCCAGGTACCAAGTATCATCCAATGAATATGGATCTATGCACAGATCTAAAGAATTTTGGAATGATCCCTGGAATATTTCGCAAGAGATAGGAAAAAGTGTATTACAAAACGCATAAAACAAAACCCTTTTAAAACCAACAAACAATGACGTTATTAGAAAACGATATCAGCACGATTGTAAAAGTAATAAGACAAGTTACAAATGCAGACCCACTAGCAAAGGATAGATACAGGCATAATGTAGATGCCAGGTTTATGTTATTCAAAATTTGCAGGGAGTTTTTAAACCTTACATTTATGAGAATAGGCAGGCTAGTAGGTAAAGATCACGCTACCGTTCTATATGGATGCAGACAATTTGATAGCCTTATAGCAACAGATCGAGAATTTAGAACTAATTATGAGGCTGTAGTTACTTTAATGGACAGCGTAGAACTGCAAAGCAAAATAGATTCTACTGAATTCTTAAGTGATTATGTAACTATGAAAGGAAAATATGAAGATCTAAAAACTAACCACGATAAAATATTAAAAGAATTTGTAAAAGGAAGTGACGCTGTAATGATCGCAATGTTCTACACCATAAGTAATTCTGTTATCAAAGCAATAATAGAAGATCAAGGATGTTCTAAACATTTAAACCAAACTTTACAGCAGGTACTTGCAACAAAAGAAATATATAATTAAATTTAAACATAATGCAAACTACAAATATCAAACTGAAAACTAAACGCAATCGTACACATAGTGTATTGAAGGCTAAAGCACACAAACTTTTACAGATACCTTGTGTGCCCACTACAGAAGTGTGTGAATATATCTATGGCTCTAAAACCAAAAAGAGCACGCTTAATCAAAAGAAAACAGGTCAATCTCCACTATTATTTGAGGAGTCATGTCGTATAATTGAATACTATGGCAGGCTATCTGAAAACATAGATGAGATTATAAACAGTTAAACGATGGTTCAAGTCCCCTAGGGACTGCAACCTAATGCCTCATACGTTCGGTATGGGGCGAATTCGAAAACTGAAAAAACAGCCTGATTTGTTCAACATTAAATCACACTTCGATGAAGAAGAATACATTTTTATATTTACTTACAGACATAATAGATCTCCTGGAAAAAGGTGAGATACTTAATTACGGTAAAAGGTTTTCACCTTTAACTATAAGAGCATATAAACAATTGCTTAGTGGCATGAAGCGTTATAACTATAACTTTAATATAGAGGAGTTAGATTGTAATAACGTAAGCAGCAGAAAGGATAGGCTTAAGGTCACCCGAAAATTACAGAGCCATGTTAACGGTTATTTAAATTTAATGCTCGATGACTGTAAACACCCTAACACCAGGAAAACACATCTTAAAAACATAAGAGCAACGCTAATGAAAGCAGAGTCTTATTATGGTTATTTGTTTCCTAAACTACAGTCAATGAGAGAGTTACAAACAGAAGTTATTGCTCTTACACCTGATCAAGTAGATATGATCCACAATAACCACCCAGGAGAGGAACTAGAAAACATATGGTATTACACAAGACTGATGCTTTACTCTTGCATGAGGATCTCAGATCTTACAAACTTTCAGGCCACAAGTGATGGCAATGTTGTTACGATCATTACTAAAAAAGGAATGGGATCGTTGTCTACTTTTTATTTGCCTGATGATGTGAATAGTTATATCGCAAAGAATGGTACGTTTTCCTGGACACTAAAAACATTTAGGAGAGGGCTAGAAGAACTTCTTAAATTTTATCCTGAGTTTATGCAATCTAAAACTGTATACACTTTTGATCATGAAGGGAACCCTATTGCTTCTCAACAATTTTTATATGAATTAATCAAGCCACATAAATTAAGAAGCAGCGGGATTACATATCACTTGTCTAAGGGTTTAAGTGAAATTGAGGTTAGAAGAATATCAGGTCATGCAAATGGATCGGAAGCATTCTACAGATATGTTAGACACAGCGACACAGAGTCTTTGAAGAAACAAGAAATTAACCACAAGTTGTTAATAAAATCATAAATATATTTGACGAACGATGGTGCAAATATAAAAAAATGTCTTACCTTCGAGGTAAACAACCACGACATGAAAAATTCACTAATTAAATGGTCAGATTTGACTACGAAAATAGCGAGATCATTCATGATCGAAAAAGGTTTTCTCTTAGAGAGTTCAAACTTTTCATGCTCACACATCACGAAGACATCTGTATGGAGCGAAGAATTAAGGATTGGATATTTGATTGGGAATCAATCTTGTTTCATGCAAGAAAATATTATATAGTAAACTTTTATTTAATAAACATAATCAAAAATAACAATGGGAAAACTGAAAAGAAAACTAAAGAAAACAACAATCGGTAGAGGCATAGAGATAGTGCCATGGGTCGAAAGACTTAATTACTTCAACGACTACTTCAGGGTTGAAGGTTATTCATTAAACACAGAGATTATAGACATGAACGATAGTATTATCGTCATGAAGGGTATTGTTTTAGATCCCGATAGAAATCCTGTCGCTGATGGAGTCGCTCACAAAAGAACTACAGAGCCTTTTTCATTTCAAAAATGTCAATCAGGAGCACTTAACAGAGCCTTATTTATTTTAGGTATTGTGGATAGTGCTGAAGATTCAATTATGGATGAAGATGATGCCAAAGAATTACAACAAGTAAAAGCCCAGGAACAGGCTAGTGTTTATGAAAACATGAAGGCTCACATTCCTGTAGATTATTCTGTTGTTGAGGCAAGACTTTCCGCAAATAAAAATTTACTTACAAGCGATCAGATGAAAGAATTAAAATCTTTGATCAACGCTGAGAAATCAAAAGTGGCTATAAAGCAAGCCAAGAAAAAGTAACATCTTAGGGAGGGTCTAACCAACAACAAACGTAAAAGCACGACTGCTCTTTACTGCCCTCCCTTTTTTTAAATCTAAGAAATGGATAGAGGAGAAACGATAGAAAAAAAATCAAATAGAATCACATTTAGACTTACTCCGAGCGAGGTACAAAGTTTAAATAATGTGTCATCTAAGACTGACTTAAACGTGTCAGAATTAATCAGAACTGCATTAAAACAAACCTATAAGATATGAGCAAAATTCAAAGAATACCAACAGCAAAACTAACCTATGAAGAATGGGTAGAACTAAGAAAAAGTCTAGTATACAAAGGAATGGTCGGAGGATCAGACGCATCTACATTACTTGGATTAAATCCCTGGACATCTAAAATAACAAGATGGAATCAATCTGTAGGTACTGCAAACATTAAGAACATAGATAATGAGATTATGTTTCATGGTCGCTTGTTGGAAGATTATGTTGCTGACCTATGGCAATATTGGACAGGAGATCCAATTGAAATGATAAACAATTATCAATCAAAAACTAAATTAAGAAAATCAATTAGAAGAAATTCCATCTTCATAAATCCAAAGTATCCTTTCTTGTTTGCAAATATTGACAGACAAATTACAAGCCATGATGAACAACATGGGAAAGGTGTATTAGAAATAAAAACAATATCAGGCTATAATGCTGATAAGTGGTCAGGAGGAATACCTCCATATTATATTGCACAGATCCAATTGTACATGCTAGTTTTAGGATATGACTACGGACAGTTTGCTTTCTTAAAAGATGGAAGGCACATGGATGTATTTACAGTAGAGGCAAATCCAAATATTCAAGAAACAATACTTGAAGAGGCTGAGAGATTTTACCTCAGCGTCCAGGAAGCAAGAAACATTATTGATATCAAAGGAGAAACTATCAATATGAATGAAAGATATAGATTGGTTTCTCACCTAGAGCCTGACGTAGAGGATGAATACAAGGTTGATCTTGATCAGTTTTTATCTGAAAAACATAAGGCAATGGTTGACAGAGTAAGGATAGACTCTGATGATGAGTTACTAGGCCTCACTAGAGAATATGTTGAGAATAGAGATAAAGAAAAGGTTGCTAAATCAAGTAAGCAACTAGCAATGCAGCAAATAAAACAAATTCTTATACACAGAGGTGCACAAGAGGTAGACTTTGGTGAAAGTGGTAAGATCGTATGGGGAAAGACCTTCAACGTAAGATTTAAAGAAACTGAAAAAGTAAATTTTTAATATGAAATTAAACGATATAAAAAAAGGTATACTGAACAACCTGGCAGTTAAGAACCGTCACACACTAGAAGTAGATTCAGTAATAGAAGGCAATTCATATTTTGGAGTTTGCATTTTTGTAGGCATATCTAGAATGTTTAATTTTTCTGCACAGGAAATCTCAGATTTTTTATCTGAAGATCTTCATCATGTAAAGTTTATGGAAGACAAATTTCTTACTATACTAGATGATTACTTTAATTCTAAAGAACCAAGTGCAACATCAAAAGCGTTTTCAGTAAAAACAAATTTACTGCTAAATCACATTAGAATAGAACACAGTAAAACAGTTTCTCTAGCAGAAATTATTAAAGAAAAAATTAAATGAATATAGAAGTTTTAGGACAGGTTAAATATATATCAAAACCAAAAGAAGTAAAAGGAGAAGGAACCCATTCGTTCGTTACTGTTTGGGTAAAAACTTTAGAGGATTCATACCTTGCGATTAATTGTTGGGATGAGCACATCGAAAAGACTAAAGATTTTAAGATTAATGGGATAGTTACATTGAACTGTAGGGTAGAGTCCCATAGAAATAAAAAGAACCAGGATTTAT